ATATAACACGGATTTCTTTTAAGCCCTGAGAAATCAGGATTTCTTTCAAGCCCGTATTTAGGTTAATTCCTATTTGCGGGCTTTTTTTATTGTAAATAAACAACAAATAATAGAGGAAATTAAAATGTCAGAACTTAATTTAGACGCACCGGAAGTTAAGAAGTTAGTAAAGGACGCAGTTACAGCAGCAAATCAGAAAGCTGAAGAACGCATTAAAGACACCACAGCAAAAAACACATCGTTGTTAAACGAAGTAAAAAGCCTGAAAATTAAGCTCAAAGATTATAACCCTGAAGCAATCGCAGAGCTTGAATTAAAGGTAAAAGAGATTGATGACCAAAAGCACCAAAAGAACATCGAAGGTAATGATATGGAAGCGGTTGTGAAAAAGTATGAAGACAGACTCACTGAAATGGTTAAGGTTCACGAAACAGAAGTTACCGGCCTTAAAACTGAAAATCAAACGCTGAAAACTTCATACATTGGTAAAACATCAAGGGAGACGGTTCTTGAAGCATTAGGGAAACGAAAGGTTTCGCCAGATGTAATGTTAAACAACATTTTACCTTTGGTTGAAACAACTGTTGATGGTGAAAAGTGGAACACAATTGTTAAGAACCCTGACGGAAGTCCCAGAGTTGTCCCGACCACACAAAAACCTTTCACTATTGATGACTTGCTTGATGAAATGTCTTTAAACCCGGCATTTGCTCCAAATTTTCCACAGGCGGGTGGTGGTGGTTCAAATGACAACGGCGGCAGTTCAAACATAAGTGGTGTGACGAAGTATTCTGATCTAAAAACATTTGAAGATAAAAAAGCCTATCTGGATAAGCATGGTCAGGAAGAAACGGATAAACTTATCGCAGCAGGGCAATAATTAAGAATATCAGTTAATAAAAGGAATTTATCATGGCAGGCGGAATGGCATCAGATTTCACAGTTAATAACCCTTATTTTCAGATGGGTTTATTCGAAACAGTTTCACAAAACATAACGGCCTTTAATGGTCCGTCTTCTAATTGTTTGCGACTAATCGCAAGGAAGTTAGAAGGAAACTTTGCAACAGCCAGCGTTTTTTCTGAGATTGAAGATGTTGATACCAGACGGGACATAACTTCAATTGCTCCCGTTAGTGACCTTAAAATGGCTCAGGTTGACATGACCAGCGTTAAGCTGAACAGAAAGGTCGGACCGGTTTCAATGACTTTGGATGCATGGAAAAAGATCGGTAGCACAATTGATAGAATGTCCTATATTCTCGGTAAACAGGCAGCAGAAGAAATCATCAAAAGTTATCTTCACAGAACATTGATAAGTGTCGAGACTTGTATTGAGAGTATCGGAGCAACTGCCCATTATGACGGAACAGGTGCAGACATCTCTTATGCAGTTCTGAACACTGGTAATACCCTTTTGGGTGATGCATCAAGCAAGGTTAAGACCTACATCATGCATTCAAAACCATGGCATGATCTTGTTGGTGATGGAATTGAAGAAACAGTCAATGACGTTGCTACTTATTCTATCAAGGACGGTAAGACTTACAGCCTTGGCAGAAATGTTGTTGTAACTGATGACTCAGCCCTTATTAATGAGGACGGTGTAAGTTCCGGTGTTGATAGTTATTATACTCTCGGTCTGGTTGAGGGTGCAGGAACAGCAGAGCAGTCAGAAGACACAACCCAGGATATGTCAATAGTAACAAACCTTGAAAATATCATGTATCGTTTCAGGGTTGAGTATGCTTTTAACGTAGCTGTTAAGGGTTTTAAGTATGTTGAGGCAAGCGGGATCAATCCCACAGATGATTATCTCGGAACCACAGCGTATTGGGATCAGACCGCAACCAGTATCAAAAACGGTCCTGGTATCATAGTTGAAACCAAATAGAGAGGTTCTATCTTGAAAATAGGACTTTACGCTAAGATTAACAGAAACATCATTACAAGTTTTGCCGATGGGGTTTTAGCTTGTGGCTCTAGCCCCGTCTGGCACAACCCTGCTTTTTTCTCTCCGAGAGAAACCGCTTCTTATGATTTTATTGCAATTTGGGGCGGTGCTGGCCCTCGGTCAAGAGAAGTAATTAATTCTTATGCTAAATTTAAGATTAAATCTCTTGTGTTTGAGAATGGTTATGTTGGTGAAAACACCCATTCAATAAGCATCGGGAAACATTACTGGCTGCCGGAATTTGAATGCCCTTCTGACCGGATGATTAAATTCGGTCTTAAACTCACAAAAGAAAAGAAAGAAGACGGTTACATTCTGGCCTTAGGGCAATCGGCAGAGACTAACAGCATGTTAGCAAAAAGAGTTAAGGAACTAAAAACAGATAGAAAAATAGTCTTTAGACCACATCCAGGTGTTGATTTTACTATTAGTGGTATTGAAAAAATTGGTGGGTCTTTTGAAGAAGCTTTAAGCGGTGCGTATTGTGTCATGTGTCATACATCAAGTTCCGCTAACAAAGCTCTGTTAAAAGGTATCCCCGTTTTCTGTTCAGAACAGAACATGGCTGCTTATATATCTAATACCGATTTAAGTAGAATTAATGATCCATTTTTCCCGACAGATGAAGTTTTAAAAGACTATTTTTGTCGGCTGTGTTATGCGGTTTGGACAGAAGAAGAAATAAGAAGTGGGGAAGCATTAAAGTTTTACGCTAAAATCATAAAGGGTGAAAATCTCACCCCTATTCTTAAAGGCAACACAAAATCTATTCAGAAATTAAAGGGACAGTTTAAGGGACAGACAGCTTATATAATCGGTAAAGGCCCGTCTTTGAAATACTTATCAACAGAAAATTTTAAAGAAGAAGGCGGGGTAGTGATCCCCCTAAATGAGGCGATTATTGTCGCTGAAAACATTGGCCTGCCTTCTTCCTTTTCTATTTTATCACAGCAGAAAGACGGCAAACCAGAGTGTATGGTTAAACCAAAATCCGCACCTTTGTTACTGCATGAGCAGGAAAGTAAAGACTGGTTTCCTGACTACCCTGAACGATATATTTTTGATGTTGCGACAGACTACGGTATTCATCATTGTAATTCGGTTATTGCCGCAATTGAGCTTTCAAAATTAATGGGTTGTAAAAAGATAGTTTTTCTTTGTTTTGATTTTTATATAGATAATATTTCCGAATATCCAAAAGACTCAAGACTTGGAAAGCTTCATGCTATTCCGAACCGTCTTAAACATTTAGAGGGGCAAAAACTTCAAATCCCCTTACACACAAAAGACATTGAGACAGAATTTATTAAACCTTGTCAGCGGAAACTTGATTTTACAGTCATTACTTTAACAGGAGACAGAACCAAATCATTCAAGCTTTGTAAAGAATACATGGCAAAACAGACCGTTCAGCCCGAACAATGGATTGTTGTTGATGACGGCAAGAGAGCATTACCTATAAAAGACCGTTCAGGATGCGAATATCACCGCAGGAAGCCTTTAAAAACAGATCCTATACATACACTTAGGGTTAATCTGTTAGAAGCCTTAAAGCACGTTAAAACTGATTTTATCGTAATGGTAGAAGATGATGACTGGTATAGACAGGATTATCTTGAAATTCAGCTTAAACATTTAAAAGACTACGATCTTGTCGGGCAAAACTCGTTCACATACTGGAACTTAAATGAAAAGTCTTATCATGTGATTAAAAAAACCAGCAGACCGGCAATGTGCTTAACAGCTTTTAAGTTTTTAAGCGTATCCGAGATATTGAAAGCAATTTGCAAAAACGACCCAAAGGTAATCGCTTCTGAAGCAGACCGGAACAGAATAGATAAAGGTTCGGTTGATATACATTTATGGAATAGATTTGATGGTAAAAAACTTGCTTATAACGAAGGTGAAAATCTTTGTGTCGGTATAAAGGGTGTGCAGGGCAGAGAAGGGCATACGTTAGGTCATTTTAAAGAAAACAACCTAAATTATTGGATAGCTGACAAAGAAGCAAAAAGACTAAAAGAATTAATCGGTTCAGATGTTACTAATTATATTAAGGATAACTAATGGCAAATATTAAAGCAGTTAAAATAACATTGGAAACGGACAGCGGTGATATTGTTTTAACAATAGAACAGGCTAAAGAATTACATGGTTTGCTTGGAAAAATGTTTGACAAAGAAAAAGAATTTGTCAGTCAACCTTATTATCCTGTTGTTTATCCAACACCGGAACCATGTTGGCCCACACCCATATGGTATACGACACCCACAAGCACAGGCATAACAATATCTTCAAATGGTGATATGTAATGGCTGACCCAGCAGCAGGAACAACTAACAGTTTTACAACATTAACCGAAGCAGACGCATATTTTAATAATCAGTATAATAGATATGCTCTATGGTCTGTGATTGCAGATGCAGACAAATCAAGACTGTTGATTGAAGCAACAGAAATGATGACTTACGGCTTATCATGGAGCGTAACTATTGACGCTGATGATTATTCAGATGCATACGTTTGTATGAAACATGCATGCTGTGAACAGGCATGGGCGCTGTATTCAGATGACAGACAGGCAGACCCGGAAACAAAAGGTATTTCAGAACTTACAGTTGAGACTATCAATATCGTTTTTAATAATTCAGACAGAGTTGGCCAGTTTTCAACAAGTGCGATAAATCTACTCAGGGATTATTTAACGTCTGTTCCCGGTAGTCTTAATATTCCGGTTGTGAGGGCATAATGGGAATGCGAACCATATTACGAAAAGGTGTTAAAGCCGGGCTGAAAGGCATTGGTGATATTAAAGTCAACATTACTTATCACGTTGCAACTGAAGGCACACGAAGCGGGAGGGGCGCTCCTGCTGTGACTTATGCCGACAAAACTATTCAAGCAACGATTGTAAATTATAACAATAATGAAATAAGTTCAGGCGGTGGGTTAATTGCTCCGGGTGATAGAAAAGTAATCATGGAAAAAAGGCTATTCACAGCCCTGTCAGTAACGCCAAAGAAAACAGACCAAATGACACTTGATGATAGCAATGTTTATAAGATAATTAATCCGAGAATTGACCCGTCAAATAACGTGTATTTTTTTCAAGTCAGGCAGGTTGAGTAATGAAAAAAGCAACCAAAATCGAATGGAATGGAAAAGCAGTCAACAAACAAACTAGAAAAATCATATCTAAAAAGATAAGGCAATCAACGGTTCTGGTTTTAGGTGATGTTGTAATGAATTGCCCTGTTGTTTCTGGACGGTTAAGAAATTCTATTGATACAGCTTTTGAAACTTTCGCAGGGCTTGTTTATACAAATGTTGATTATGCTCCGATGGTTGAACTTGGAACAGAACCACACTGGATAGGCAGTTCTGTTAAAATTGGAAACTCATGGCGTTATATTGGGATGCATCCCGGAACCAAAGCACAGCCTGTTTTTAGAACGGCTTTATTTGATAACGAAAACAACATAAAAAAAATCTTTAACGATAACAGATTATGAGTGCGGATCCATTAGCAACAGCAATATATACAAAAGGAGTTACAGACAATACTTTCAATACTGCTATTGGCGGTTCAGGGACTGTCGCTGGCAGGTTTAAACCGGAAGGATTTACGAAAGACGATGTACCTACAAAGCCTTACGCAACATTCAGAATCATAGCAATGGCAGAAAACGACACGCTTAGAAAAAATCTTGAACGGGCTTTAATCCAAATCAAGGTTTATTCAGATGAAGCGGATGGAGGGAGCGAAGCAGATCAGATAGTACAAAAAGCGTTTGATTTGTTTCAGAAAACAGCTTTAACGACAACAGGTTACATCCGGGTGAAGCTTTTCAGGGAAAACAGAATCCCGGCATACAGGGAAGAAGATTTTTGGACTTCCGTAATAGACTTTAGAACATTTATTCAGGAGAATTAACATGGCATTAAATAGTGCGACTTATATGACCGCAGAAAATATGGCAATTGTATTGCAATATGGTGGGGTCGATCAAGATGTTATAGCTGGGCTTGATAACATAACACTGCCCGGTGTTTCAAGAGAAAGAGCAACGGTAAAAGTATTCCGTGAATATATTTCCAGACAGTTCGCAACAGGCGGTTCACTTGGTGATATAACTTTCAGCGGAACTTATTGCAAGCAGGACACAGATGGATACGATCAGTTGTTTACGTATTTTATTGCAAATACCAAATTCACAGATTGCAGGGTATATCTGAATTATGAAGATTTCCTGACAGTGGATATAGCAAATGATGCAGATGCTGCTTTCCAGGTTTCTGCTCTGAACAAAGACGCTGCCGATTCAAACGGTGTAATACCTCAGAATGGTTCAATTCTGTTGAACGGACTTCCGGCTGTGTTTTTCGCTCATACCGAGACAATCAGTGAAACGGTAACAACCCCCGTCCTTGGTACTGCACTTCACTTTGTAATGGGTTCTGGAACAGCAGACACAATCACAGATGATGACAGTGCTTTTATTACAGACGGCTTTGTTGATGGTCAGTCTTTGTTAATTGAAGGTTCAACATCAAACGACACTATCTTAACTACAATCACAACCGTTGCAGCAGGGACTTTAACGCTTGCTTCAGAAGGTTCATTAACGACTGAGGACGGGATTGCTGGAACGATATTACATGGCGGTAAGTTAGGCTAATATTAACGCTCTTGCAGGAGAGCCGGGGGTTGACGAACCCCCTCTTTATCAAGAAAGGTAAAGGAAAATGAGAATTTTTAAGGAACGCACAGAATGGTTTGATATCCCGAATGATCCCGATAACGGCAGACTTAAGATTAAATATCTTAACGAAGGCGAACAGCAGAGATTTGTTGCAAAATGCAGAAAGCTCTCTTTTATTTTCAACGAGAGTACAAAGACAAGCGAAGGTCATATGGTCCCAGATGAAACAATGCTGAAAGAAGATGGTGTTCATTTGAGAATAGATGACTGGAAAAATGTGTTTGACGAGAACGGAAAGAATCTTGAATGCAACAAAGTCAATAAGATCAAAGTCAGTGATTTAAACGGGTTTTCAGAAATTCTAAAAAATATGATCGAACAGCTTGATAAAATAGTTGAAAAAGAGCGGGAGCTAGAGGAAAAAAACTTACCGGATTCGCAAGATGGCTTTCCGGAGTAGATCGACAATCTTGCGAAAAGTGCAAACTGGCATTTAAAATTAATAAAAGGTGGGATACATCACAGCAAAAGGAATTTAAAAAGAACGGCCCACCTTGTGCTACATGTAGACCGGATATGATAATTGAGAATGCAGAAGCTTTTAACATATATTCATATTGCTCAAGTCAACTATTATTAAGTGCAGACGGTCAAGCAATTTCCTTAAGAATAGAAGCTGTAAATATAGCTTTAGAGACGTTTCAATGTAGAGAAAAACCAGAAACTCTTTCAAAAATTCTCAGCCTTTCAGAACAAATCATCAATTTCCAAAATGAGAAAAGGAAACGTGAAGCAAATCAGAAAGGCAAAAAGAAATGAGACTAGGAACAGTTTCCGTATCTGTTGAAGCAGTTGGATTAACAAAATATAATTCTGATTTAAAAAAGGCCGGAGCGAGAACTGATAAGTTCGGCAATCAAACATCTAAAAGCGTTGGTAAAACATCAAGTGCGCTTAAAACACTTGGTTTGGTTGCTGGTAGCGTCCTGGGTGCTGCTGTCCTGGGAAAATTAGTCAAGGATTCAATTGTTGCATTTAAGAATTTTGAGACTGCAACCGTTGACATGGCAAAGGTCACAACTCGAAGTTTGAAAGAAATCAGAGCAGAAGTTCTTGGCATGTCTTCAGTACTTGGAACTTCAACTGATTTAATGAAAGGTTATTATCAGGTAATTTCAGCCGGTGTAACTGACCCCGTTAAGTCTCTCCAAACACTTACCACAGCGTCACAGTTAGCCAAATCAGCACATATTGACCAGGCAGAAGCCATTAAGGGTTTGACAAAATTAATGGCCGGTTATGAAGGCCAAATAAAAACCACAGCAGAAGCAGCAGATCTCTTGTTTACTATTGAAAAAGAAGGCCAGACTTCCGTCCTTGAATTAATACCTGTTATTGGTGGCCTTGCAAAAGTATCTGCTGATTTAGCTGTATCAACAAACGAGATGGGCGCTTCACTTGCTACGCTTTCAAAAACAGCCGGATCTACTTCAATCGCTGCAACACA